CTAAGCCCTAACCATGGTCTTCTTATTCTTTGAGTAAGATGAGCCCAACTGCTTACTAGCAGGTGGAGTCTATGGCACTACGATTGTGCTAGGTCCCATATATTGAAATCTAATCCTTTTAATTTAGGATTTAGATCTCTCTGGGTTAGCACCCTGGAGAAGAACTCAAGATTTAGTATATGGATCACCTTTAATAATTTAATCATGCTACAAATATTTTTATAACACAATTAAATATTAAAAGACACTTTGAAAAGAAGGCGTGGATAAAACTTATTGAGTTTTTCCCGTTTCTTTCCTTAGTGTTGTGATCTTATTCAGTCCAAGAATTCGATAAACCATTTAAGATCTTGTTTGCACGCATATCTTCCTTGGTAAAGAAGAGTGGTTTTACTTTTACTTTTAAGTACCTTAAAGAGGTACTTAGAATATTAGTACGACGCTTAGCTAATGTTGAGGTCGAGAAATCAACCTCAATATTTGTTAAGACTGACAAAATCGGTTTCCCTGTAATTATTCCTAAACTATTGAGAGATAGCATCCTTAATAAGGAGTTACCTACTCATAAGCGGAAGAAAATTATAGGTGCTTTAATTACCTGTATTAGTATACATAGGGTTTTTCCAACTAAGGTTGAACCTGAACTTACTACAATATTATCTCCTTTTAGTGGGTTGTCCCAAAGTTTGGACAACTCTTTATTGATTAAATCACTAAAAGAGCTAAATTTGTATAAGAAGTATACTAATAACCTTAGGTGTTCACTTTATTGAAGTGAAGCCGCTGGACCAAATAATATCATTGCAGGATTTGGGTCTATTAATGATGCTTTAGCATTACTATCTAGACTTGATATCCTTTTTGATATTATTAAGACATTATTCTTTAGAAAGAATATAGGATTAATCCTATATCTTTTTGGAGTTTTATGCCTATTTGGACCGGTCTATATTCTTTGTTGTCTTCTTGGTATCACTCCTTCTTATAAATTAGGCCGTTTATCTGTGGTTCGAGACCAAGCGGGAAAAGCAAGAGTTATAGCAATAACTTCTTACTGAGTCCAGCTTTGTCTAAAACCTCTTCACAAATTTCTCTTTAATAAATTAAGAGAATTAAGTGATGTAGATGGTACTTTTAATCAGGATCATCCATTTGATAGGCTTCTTAGAAGAAATTCTAAGATTAAACCTACCTTGTATGGTTTTGATTTAAGTGCCGCTACTGATAGACTTCCTATTATATTACAGGAGGATATATTAAAACTTATTGGTTTTAATTTACCTTGAAGATCATTATTGAATATAGATTGATATCTTAATTTTGAGAGTACCTTAATGGTAGAACCTAAGTTCTACCCTTTTGGATCTCCTCAAAATTTAGATTTTGGCTCTACTACTAATCTAGCTTTACCTTTTAACAAGGGTAATGTAAAGGTTGATAGTGTCAGATATATCGTCGGGCAACCGATGGGTGCCCTTTCCAGTTGAGCTATGCTTGCCATAACACATCATGTGATTGTTAAGGCAGCCTCAATTTTGGCTGGAAAGGAAGATTTTAAGGATTACTGTATTCTTGGTGATGACGTCGTTATTGCTAACGATGCCGTTGCTGAACAATACCTTGTTCTTATGTCTTCTCTAGGCCTTTCAATTAATCGTCAAAAATCATTGGAATCGAAAGATTTCACTGAGTTTGCGAAAAAGTTAAAAGGTTTTAGTGGTTTAGACTACTCTCCTATAGGTGCAGGTTTAATTCTGCAATCTATAAGAAGTAAATCTTACTCATTAAGATATATCCATGAGTTAATCTCCAAAGGTCTTGTTTCTATTGTTACACTTAAAGAGCAACTTATATCTTCACCGAAATTTTTCGGTGGTAGAATTAAGTTAATGCTCTGAAGTGTAGCTTTAGATTCATATATCAAATCGTATCTAAAGGGAACAACTGTTGACGTAGGAAATCCTACGATGCAGTCCGCACCTTTAGTAAGATATATGAATTCGAATATAACTAGATTCTACTACCCCTTGCTTCTGCAAGTGGCAGGGGAATTTGTTAAAGCGAAAAACAAGTTTAGGTCTGAAATTCTTTACTTCTTAAAGTACATTTTATTTATAAATGTTACTAAGAAAGGATTAGTGTCTTACCCCAGTGTCCTCAACTTCATGAATCTTGGATATTGAATATTAATTTTTAAATATTTTAATACTTTATTATCTTTGATTCAACTTCGATGTAAATTATATGTTTGGACTACAAAGCCCAAACGTATACCTTTACATGAAATCCCTGTTTTATACGAAGCTCTAGATATTCAATCTATTGCTAGTATAAAGTGAGGAGAGAAGGTTAAAGTTCAAGCATCTACTAAGGTCCTTTCAGATATTATCAAAAATGTTGATGGTGGGAGTTTAGTCCACTATTACGTTTATGGTAAATATCCAAAAAGGAGCCGTTAAAGTACGATTTCTTAAACTTTGTTGGTTCTTAGACTGATCCCTTTTTAACGAGGGAAAGGGTTAAGATCACAGGCTTTCATAGTTACTATAAACTATGCTCAATAG